AAAGTTAATTTTCCGCTGTTCTCTGGAACTTGCAGATAAAAAGCTCCCGAGAGATAATTATGGGGGTGAGAATGCAATTTGTTATAGGTTCCCGGACCATTGATCATGGCCCACATACCGGTAAGCTGGGGTTCACAGTGATCCTCTACCCTTAAATGATCTAATGCTTCTATGCAGTAGTGAATGATATCCGTTCTAATGACACCAAAACGCCTGTCCTCGTGAAGATCGTCACGACTATGCCATCCCCCTTGATTTGTCTTTTGAATCCCTTTTGAATCCTCTTTTTGAACCTCTCGGACGGCTTTAATCAAGTCACCATAATCACCGTTGGTGAAATTTACTGAGAAAACAGGGGTAATAAATAAGGAATGAAGTTCGATTAGAGCGCTCCTTTTGTTGTTTCTAAAAAGCTCATTGTGATGTGAATCTCATTGGCGGCATTCGCCGTAATTTTAATCAAGTCCGATTCCTCCAGAACCAGAGGCTGTAATAAAACTTCATAGGTTATGTCGGTAGCAATAGTCTTATCGCTGGTAATTTTATAGGTTGCCGAAGCGCTGCTGTCCGTCCATTCTATGGTATACTCGGTGGTGTTTGCAGAATCATTACATATGAGAATGGATTTGATTATGGCTGTGGTTGGAAAAACAGGGGGTAATGCCCCTGGATTAGCCGTCGGAACAGTGTAAATGGTTGTAGGACCAGTTGTGGTCATATCTAGGCCAATATTTTTATATGTATCAGCCAAGAAACCAACTCCTTCCGCTACTTTGTTCTTCTATGTCCTGAGCATAGGAAGTATTAAGCACCAAGATAATTTGCTCCAAAAGACGGATCATTTGATTAAACTGACCACTTTCATACTCGGGTGTCGCGTTAGGTAGACGTGTAATGGTAATTTTAGCCATTATCTCCTCCCGTCTGGTCTGAGCTGCAGTTTCATGGAGCCGAGCCGCCAGTTCGTGTCATCCACAGTATTGGATACAAAAGCGAGGTTCACGGACCGCCCTCTTCCCCGTATGTCAATTTTCTGTGTTGAAGACGTGACGTTTCCTGTTGTTGTTACATTAGATGCTGATTGTGGATACTGCTCCAGAGTCAATGTGACAGCAACATTATTTGTTAGATTAGTAAAGTCAGGAACAAATTTACTGACGGACATAAGACTGTCCCCCGTGGCAATTTCAATGGATCCTGTTGTCAGGCTCGCGCTAATCGCCGTACCGTCGGCCTGATTATTTCCTTTCTCTTGTTCATATGTATAAGAGGCTCCCGCCGTTAAACCCATAATGGTTGCGGAATTAGCCGTTAAAGTTGTACTGTATTGAGTGGCGATGGGCTGTTCATATATCTCTGCCGCAAGCCAACTTGTACGGTCAAGGCTGATGGTATACCATGTGTTTTCCAGGTAATTATAGACAACCCCTCTGTCAATTTGAGTAGCACTGGAGGTAGCATAGTACCAAATAATTTCATTAAACTCGGTGTTCAGTCCGCATGCAATGTCATTTTTATTAGTGAAACTGATGTCATCAAACACAAAGTCCTGTACCGAACAAGGCATTTTTTTAACCACACCATCATACATGTAAAAGGAATTTTCTCCCATCCAGTAAGCTCTACCGTTTACATCTATGCAGGCATGCTGAGCGATTAATCCGCAATTAGCACCTAATTGACGCTGTCCAAAAGTATAAGGCGTTCCAACAAACTGAATACCATGCAAGGATTTATCGGTCCACACAAGTATTTGTCCTGTCGATTTGACCGCTCCAATAATACGTGATCCATCGGCAATTCTAAGAGATCCCGCTTCATTAGCGGCTATAGGAGTCCAATCCGTCAGGTCTTCTCTATCCGACCACCTAAAGAATAAGTCATCCTGCGTGGCCGTATCCGCAATCGTTGTCTCCGTCCCCATACAAAAAAGATGACGGGTATCAGCGGACACTAGACTGAACCGTGAGGCCGTAGGAGCGTTTGTAACAACTGCCGCTCGGTTAGAAACACCTCCTGAGAGATCCCATTTATAAGTTCCGCCATTAATGACCGTTGCAATCAAGTCCTCCCCAAAATTATCGAGTGACCAATTTCGTGCATAAATTACCACACTAGATGATGAACGGGCTGTTCCCCATGTACTAGCTCCCCAAGTGGACGTACCCCATCCATACCCAAAGGTGGATGTTGATTCTCCAATAGAGAGTTGATAGTTAGCATTTCCTGTTCCTCCCCCACCTGATGTGGATCCTGACGCCGTACTCGTATGAGTGACGGTATAGTTATCTGAATCCGTAATGGTGGTAATTTCAAACTCATTATTCATATCCAAGCCGTCAATGGCGGAGAATGAATCAAAGGTTACAAAATCCCCTTGTTCAGCGTCGTGTGCCGTATCCGCTACGGAAACGGTCGTCGTACCGTTGGTCGTGAAAGGATTGGTAAGGGAATCTGGTCCTGATCGTATGGGGGTAATGTCATTGAACACCCCTCCCACAAAAACATACAGTTTCCTGTCGGTTCCCAAGGCAAGATGCCTTGTTCCATCCAGACTCATCCAGGCATGCGTATCACGGACTACGCCCACTACTGTTGTATTAGGATTGGGAAGATAATCCCATCCGTTCCAACGCTCTGGTTTTCCGTAATGAAATCTTACAAAATCAGAGTCAATATAGCGCCGGTCATCCCCCGCAGCGTAAGGTGAATCCTGCTTGTCTATTCCTGGTTGAAATTTTAAATCGGTTAGTTGCATAAGATTATATAATAAGTTACTTCTTCTTCGGTGGCAAGAATTGAGTTCCTACATTTCCTTTGAAAGCATAGGTTCCATAATGCGTTAATCCGCTCATTATGTCCGCATAAACGGTACCACCAATCTTCTGCCATAATCTACAGAATGCATAGTCTTCTGACAAGTATCTTTTTGAATCGGGATCAATCATTGTGTCGAAAAAGGCGTAGTTCCAGTCCGATGTGTCATGGTGCTTGAACTTGGTTTCATGAGGCTGTCCCAAATGCTGGTCATTGGTGAACTTGAGATTAGGATAGGCTATTTTCATTTTATTAAAGACATTTCGTTTTATAAGCATAAAGCCCGTTGGGGCATCCATAACTTCAATAAAACCTTGTTTCATTGCAACGCGTTCGGGATCCTTAACATTTAAATTATATTGCAAGGAAAAAGCGTGTAATTCGTCTGGAGTGACATCAGGCTTCGACTCAACTTTCTTTTTTACTTTTCGCCAGTCAATAGCCTTGCGGGGATAGATGGAAGCCACCACTTCCTGGTCTATGTCCAACATACGAAAGATCGTGTTGTAATCAAAACCAATATCGGCATCAATAAACATCAAATGCGTGTATTCTTTTTCATCATCCATAAACAACTGAACCAGTGTGTTGCGAGCCCTGGTCACCAATGATTCATTTCCAATGGTGGCAAACTGCAGCCCCACTCCTTTTCGTATGGACTCGGCCATTAATCCCATGCAACTTTCAAAATAATTGACGGTGAGCATCCCTCCATAACAAGGAGTGGCAACGAATACTTTTATAGATGGGGAAAGAGTACTGTCATCGGATTTAGTCTTAAGGGATGAATTTTTCATTTATTCATATTGTCTATTATCCATGCTTTTAATTCTGAACGTGACAGCAGTTCCGTTAAAAAATTGGCCACAGAATTTACCAGAGTTTCCTCTTCCTTGTCCTTGAGATGGTATTGATAATAACCCACATGAAGCATTTCATGCATCACCACATTAATGGCGTCTCTTCCGCCTAGGTTAATTATATTTTCATCCAGATAAATTTTTAAGGGAGGCTTACTCACGAAGACTCCCTGGTAGTCTGATGATTCATAAGCTACTTCATGGGGAATAAGAACAAGCTCTACTTCAAAAGGTCCCGCATTGACTTTCTTCGGAAGAACTACTTTTTTCATTCTTTTTTATAAAATTGTTGGTTACGCAATGTTTCAGCGTTTCCACTTGTTGAACCCTCCTTCTTAATAAGTTCAAGATTGAAGGAAACAGATCGTCTTTCCTGTCTCTTGGTTCTAAAAGGATAGACGCCGTGCGTGAGCCAATTGGGAAATAAGAATACATCACCCACTTTAGGAGTGTACTGCAACTTATGACCACTGAATGTTGCGGCTTGACCGTGATAAAAAACAATATCTCCCACTGTTGGGTAATGATCCTCTTTTTCGTATTCTTCTTTTAATCCAGGTGGAATGCGTAAATAAATAACTCCTGACAGTTGTCCTTCATGAATGTGAAAAGGATTAAAGTCTCCCGCCCACTGGCTCACGGTCCACATTGATTGAATGACGAGCTTGCCCACAAACTCAGGACTGATGGTTTCACTTGCAGGGGGAATGGAGATATAAGCTTTTACCATTTCTCCAATGAACTCAACCATCGGCTTGAATTCTTCGGTACTCATCCACGATGAAGGATAACGAACTTCTTTGTGAACATTTCCCGCCAGATTGGGTGCATGATTAAATTCTTTGGAAAGTTGCTTACTTCCTAGCAATTTTGATGCTTTCTTATCCAGTAAGTGAATAAGATCCATGGGAACTATTCCTCTGATAACAGTAGGACCAAACGGCCTAATGGCTTCAAACTTATGATTAAAGAGTGCTGGTGTTTCTGTCTTAACTTTCTTTGGCATATTTATCTATTGTCATATACCAAGAATTTGACTATAAATATAGAATAAAATTGGCTAAAATTACAAGCGTAGCCTTCTTGCCAATAACAATCACATAAATTGCGGAATTAGGAGATTATGCAAAAGTTTTTTAGAAAAATACGCGATCGGGTAAAAAAAGCCGGTCGAGATGT